CTGCTGTTTAGTTGGTTGATCTTCCTCATCAACAAGGGGCATTCGCCATGTGTTTACTTACATTATAGTATATTAATATTTTGGTTCGACACTAAAAGCCAAAATACAGTTCTTAATCAAAGTTTTCATCCAAAAACGATGGAAAGAACTTTTTCTCATATTCTTCCATATCATGGAAATAGTCTTCTAACGTCTCAACTTGTTCAGACCATTCCCTAATTTCTCGCGGTTGCCATAACTCGACAACTCGCTCATGCATGTGTAGCATTTCAGTATTATACATTCGCTCATGTATATTCTCAATATGCTTTTTATTTTTCTTTCCGCCCTTCTTCAGGGCAGAATTATTCACGCTCATTTCCATGCGCGCAATAACACCTGCATTATATTCTTTTCTTCGCTGTATACCTAGCGGTAATCTAGATAACTTTCTTTTTAATTTTTTCAATCTTTTCTCTTGTTGTGCATCCACAACAGGAAAATATTTGTTGATTGTTTGCGAGTTCACATATGATGTAGTATCTGCTGATATTGGCACATATTTAACACTAGAAATATTTTCTTCAGCTAATATTTCTTTTTGCTCATCAATTGTCATGAGCTTCAATTCATTATATGTAACATTTAAATCAGCAATAATATTAATTTGATCACTACGAACAATAGCAATCTTTTCTTGGGGTTGTGGCTCATAGCTATCAACATAAATTTTTTCAAACCATTCCTTTGGTGGAAACTTAACACCAAATTCCTGCATTTGAACTTTTATGTTTTCTAAGCCTATTACCACATCCATAACCAAGTTATCCATATCCAATTCTACATTATGGACTTGTCGCATTTGTTCATAATATTTCTTTGCCGTATCATAAACATTGGGATATTGATATCCTCCACTAACACAAATACCTAAAGCCCGTTCGCAGCCATATTGCCTAGCTGCCATCGGTGACTTAACTTGTTTTTGTGGTCGTAAGAGTGAATTCAAACACCCAATTTCATCTGGTAACGGTAGCCAAACTAATTCACCAGTATATATTCTTACTCTTTTTAAATTCTGCCCTAAGATTTTAAAAGTAGTAATTGTATTCTCTGGCGCATCATACCAAGGCGTATGGGGAATTTCTGTACCTGGTTTAATAGTCATGCCAAACAAAGCAAAACTATCAACCATCTTTTTAGAAAATTCCTCAACAGAACAAGTATAACCAAATTCACGCTCATATTCCAAACCATCCAATAAATGCAACATCGCACAAGAGGTTGCAATAGTCCCAATATTAGTTGTACCAGGTACTCCACTGTTTAAGCCATCAGCCTTATAACATTGAACACCTTTAGCTAACAAAACATAAGATTGGAACATTTTTATGACATTATACCGAATAATATTTTTATATAATTCATCATATAATGGCATTCCTCTATCATCAACAAAGATTGATAAAAAATAATTTGTCACTATTGGAATAAAAGCTGAAGATAAACTCAAATCCAAATACTTCACATCGGCAGCAAAAAACCATTCTCTACCCCTTATCAAAACTGATAAGTGTAGATCATCTGAATAAATTTTAACATAATGAAATTTCGGAATCTCATTATAACAGCATTTGGCTCCCCATAATTGCGAATGTGAAATATTTTTCATTAATTTATCAGCACCACGATTTGTCCAAGCAAACCCACACATTTGCCAACTATCAATTTTGGCATTAAAATCTTGACTAACACCATTATTATACAATTCATGAACAATCGAAAAATGCATAGCAGAACCAGCAGGAGAAACATAATAATTTCTTATTTTTGTTTTTACCTCCGAAACTGCAATTATTTCAAATTTATTTTTAATTTTTAAAGATAGTCTGTCAGCATGTTTTTCATCAAACGCATGTATTTCACGATCTGTCATAGGCTTAGACATAGCAGCTGCTATGAATTTCATTTCCTCATCTATTTCAACTAATACCTGGCCTTTATTCTCTACAGAAAATGGAAGCCCTGCATTTGCTTTATAATTTGGAGAAACCAATATATCATTGTTAGCATTAAGCGACCCATTCTTTAACCAAGGTAATACCTTGATTAAATCCTGTGTCCATTTTGTTAACAATTTTCTATTGGCACCTATCGATCGCAAAAAAGCAAAATCATTTGTTGCTCTTTTCATTTCCAGATTATGATTTAAACCAGTCATTAATCTAGTAAATTGTCCGACATCACTACCTCCAGTAGCAATATAATTATTTATTTCTTGCTGATACAGATTTCTCTGTTCAGCAGTGAGTTTTAAATCCGATAATATTGACAACATTTCATTATCACCGGCAAAAGACTGATAGTTAAGTAAATTAGTTTGCGTTTTACCCGCATTCTCCCCGTACTTAACTTTCCACTCACACAATTTTACATCTTTAAGAATACTTATTTTATCGAAGAATTTTTCCCTTAACTCCAATTGTTTTAATTGAGGATCAAGCTTAGGTATCGAACCAAATTTTAGTGGCACCTTATTATTGTGTCCACCATCATTTTTAAATTCTTTTCTAGCTTGGTCAATATATTCAAAAAGGGATATTCTATTTTTCTCACTAACTTCATTAGATATTTTCTTCACAATAGCCAAAGCTTCATTATAAGGCATATTGATCTTTCGACCAAGAACATTTGCATTTGAGGCGTTGGATGCTAAAGCTGACATTGTAATTATATATATTCATTTAAAATGAAATTTAAAGACTTTCGTCTCTTACTAGCAAGGGTCACTACCATGCCGCTAGAAAGCATGGAGTATTTTAGATATTAACATCTATTTTGTGATCTTCTCTTAATTGGTGATGATGGTGGATTATCAGGTTCAATATATCCATCTTCATCACTCTCATCATGGCCATCCTCAAGAATTTGTAATCGTCTCATTAACTTTTCAGTTTTCTGATTCAACAATTCAAAATCTCGAGCAACTGTTATGGGATTAACACTCATAACTATTGGAGCCATACCATTACCCGGATTACCAGGAGGGCCCAATGTTGGATAACCAGCCCAAATGGTTACAGAAAAATCAACATTTGTAGACTGCGCTGTACCACCAACAGTTGAAAAATTTGGTAGTACACAGGTAGAGACATTTCCAGTAACACGGCAAAATTGGCTCTGGTAAATTGATGAATTACCAGCTATACTTGTCGATACACTAAAAAATGATAATTGAGTAGTCGTAGAGCCAGGATAGTAATTAACTACTTCCAACCCTACTGCTGAACTAATTGGTGTATTAGTATTGGGAACAAAGGTCATATTTCCAGACCCAGGTACATTTTGATATACTCCAAAAGAGATATTCAACAAAGTACCAACGGGTAAACCAGACAAACTCAAAACACAGCTACCACTACCATTGTCAGCAACAAACACTCTACCAAGAGTAGAAGTACAAGAATTCATGACAGTGGCAGTAGAAGCCGTAATAATTTGTCCATTTGTAACTGGAACAATACCTTGATGTTGCAAATGATAATTCCCAACGATATTACTAGCAGATGGTAATGCAGGTTTCGATAATTTAATTTTATACGAGACCCATATTTCACCCACAGTTATACCAGAAGCTTGCATACCCTGAGTACCAATATACACACTACCTATTTCTTTTATATTATCTTGAAATTCCTCTCCACCAGGAACATCATTTGCCTTAGTAGTACGATATATATCATTCGTATAACGTGAGGCAGATAATATATCCCTATTAGGTTTACACTCAATAGGGTGTATCATGGACTCAGAGGGCTTACATGATGTTGTAAACTCATACGAATCCATTTCAACTTTAGTCTTGAACACTGATCTAGATACATCATATTGTGTTGACATTATGACCGTACCTAGAGCATTATTAGTACTAGACACAGCATCACCAGCTGTTGGTTTAAAACAAAATACAAGTCCTTGAAACTCATATTGCTCAAAATTTTGTGCAATACGTGCTAACCAAGGAAAAGTAACATTATTTGTTGGATCTATGTGATACGCCAGACCAGTGTTAGTCTGCGGAATAACACCAGCTATAGGAAATCCTGAAAACGTGGTAGATGAAGTGACATCTGATAAATACTCTCTGTGTTCTATTGTTACACCATCAGAAGTTGAATTAAATCTAGGAACTGAATCTGGTGACAAGGCTATAGAATTACTATTAACCTTATAGTCACCCAACCCAACTATATCCGAAATAAAATCTCCAGCTGAAGCACCTAAACCAGATTGCCCTATCAAACCACCCAGCAATGAACCACCCGTTCGCAACAATGTGCGCCCAAGTGATTTCTTGCCAGGTTTCTTTTTTGTGACAACCGTAGTTATCACTTTCTTGATCTTATTTTTATTCTTATTTTTATTCTTAGTCATTTTTAAATTTAATTGTCATTCTGACGATGTGTGATTTTCTTTAAAAGTCACAAAAT